CGAAACCGAATGAGCTACACAACAACAGAACGAGATATCATTGCGGAGAACATCCGCCAATATCTGAAACAAGACCAGAAGGAGAAGTTTGAAGAACAGCACTTCGGAGGCGATCCCTTCCTCGTGAAGCGGGTTCTACCCATGACACAATACGACAAAGAGACCCTGGAGAATATCGCCCGGGATGTTGAGGGTCGTATATTGCACCCATGAGAAACGCAAGAAAAGCCCTGCTCCATTCGAAGAACTTCCTTCTCATCACGGAGAACGATAAAGCAATTCGACTCCATGCCGGGGACGATCCCGCCACTTTACTTCTAAACTTAGCCGTCCATAACGATGAATTCCGATACACCCTTGAAGCCGTCCTCGATCAAGCCAATGAAACTCTCGGGGATCAAACAAAACCCGACGAACCCTCGGATAATTAAAGACGATAAATTCCAGAAGCTCGTAACGAGTATAAAGGAGTTTCCGGAGATGCTCGAAGCGCGTCCAATTGTAGTCAATCCGGATATGATTGTCCTCGGTGGTAACATGAGGCTAAAGGCAGCCAAAGCCGCAGGATTGACCGAGGCACCCGTCTATGTCGCTACATGGGAAGAAAGCAAGGCGAAGGAGTTCATCGTAAAAGATAACGTCGGATTCGGGGAATGGGATTGGGATATCCTTGCGAACGAATGGGACGCAACCGAGCTTGATGAATGGGGTCTTGATGTATGGCAACCTGAAATTGATGCCGACTCATTGGGGGAAGAGTTTAGCCTTGCGGACGGAGATAAACCTCCGTTTCAATCTCTAACGTTCACAGTAGCAGACGAGCAAGCCGAATTTATCAAGAACGCAATCGCAGACGCAAAGGCGCTTGAGGAATTTAAGTACGTTGAAACAATGGGCAATGACAACAGCAATGGCAACGCTCTCTATTTTTTAGTGTCACAATGGGCAGGGCAAAGGATATAATCGTCAAAGTCATCCCGTCTAAATTGGCGAATGAATTCGTGAAACGACATCATTACTCCGGAAAGGTGGTCAACAACAGCGTGCTTCACTTTGGCGCATTTTTGGACGGGAAATTGGGCGGAGTGATGCAGTACGGGAACCCTATCGACAAAAGAAACGTTCTTAATTTAGTACAGACCAGCAACAAAGGTTTTAACGCAAAGTGGAATGAGATGCTCGAGTTGAACCGAATGGCCTTCTCTGAAATATTGCCAAAGAATAGCGAGTCGCGCTGCATCTCTGTAACCATCCGATTAATAAAAAAGAACGCGCCTCAAGTGAAGTGGATATTATCTTTTGCCGACGGTACTCAATGCGGAGACGGAACAATTTACAGGGCTTCGGGTTTCCTTTTAACCAATATCAAGAAAAACACTTCGCTTCTTCAATACAACGGTCAAATAATAGCGGATAAAACTTTGAATAATTCCAATTATAAGCAAAAGGGAATGAGTGCAGGAAAGTTGAAAAAAATGGGAGCAAAACCGTTGACAGGTTATCAACTCCGTTATATTTACCAAATAGACAAAAACTCCAGCCTAAATTGCCCAAACATTCCGTTCTCTAAGATTAAAGAGGTTGGAGCGGGTATGTATAAAGGAGAGAAAACAGGCGGTTGAAGCATTGTGGCGATGCGCTTGACATCCAGTCAAGAGAGGGAGGTTCGATTCCTACCTTACCGCTCAAATTCCTACAAATGGAAGCCGTGAAGACCAACACATCCAACACCAAAAAAGACGCGATGCTCGAAGCCCTCGAGAAGTCGCTCGGTATTGTATCAACAGCCGCGAAGATGGTAGGTATCGACCGCTCGACCCATTACGCATGGCTAAAGGCAGACGAGGAATATAAAAAGGCGGTCAACTCAATTCAAGATGGCGTTCTCGACTTCGCAGAATCGCACCTTTACAAACTCGTGAAGGAAGGCAACCCAGCCGCGACGATATTCTTCTTGAAGACCAAAGGCAAGAAGCGCGGATATATCGAACGGCAAGAGATAGAGGTTCAAGAGAAGAAGCCGCTCTCGTGGTTGGATGAATAAATTTTTTTCGCTTTATAGTTGGATAGCTAAAAAAGTTGCGTATCTTTACACCATGACAAACGCAAACAACACTACCATGACAAACTTAGAAACAGCAAAACAGGAGCTTAGCAATGTAAACATGACCGCAATAATTCAAGCGGCTTGCAAACAATTTACAGATGCTTGTTTCGATGAAGGTCTAACAGTAGAAAAAACTCAAAAGCTACTGTACAGCAAGCAAGGACTCGACACAATAGCAAAGCTCGCAGCTAAAGCAATCTAACAGAAGCCCCTAACGGGGCTTTTTTTATACCTTGTACCCGGTGAAACTCCCCGCGACATATTACCACGTCAAAGAATGCAAGTCGAAGATTCAAATCCACCAGGGCGGGACACGATCCGGAAAGACGTACTCCATCCTCACGGCACTCATTGAGTTGTGTCATAAGAACTCGGGGCTTGTTATCACCATTTGCCGAAAGACATTCCCAGCACTTCGAGCAACAGCGATGCGGGACTTCTTCGAGATACTCAACAACGAAGACATCTATAACCCCGACCTCCACAACAAGAGCGATGCAACCTATCAACTGTGGGGGAATATGGTTGAGTTCATCAGCATCGACCAACCGCAGAAGGTCAGAGGACGAAAGCGAGACGTTCTATTCATTAACGAAGCCAACGAGATTAACCTCGAAGATTGGCGGCAACTCCTCCTCCGAACAACGGGGAGGGTCTTAATCGACTATAACCCATCAGACGAATTCCATTGGATCTATGAAGAAGTCATCCCACGAGAAGACGCAGAGTTCTTCCGAACCACGTACAAAGACAACCCGTTCCTGCCTGAAAGTGTGGTCTTGGAAATTGAGCGGTTTAAAACAGCAGACGAGAACTTTTGGAAAGTATACGGTCTCGGAGAACGAGGAACATCACAAGCAACAATCTTCACCCACTGGAAAGAAATAAACCAAATCCCAAATGAATACAAGCTCCTCAACATCGGACTCGACTTCGGATATACAAACGACCCAACCGCAATCGTCCGAGTCTATACAGACGGACACGGGTTCGCAGTCGACGAACTCTGCTACGCGACAAGACTCACTAATTCGGATATATCAAAAGTCCTCCGAGATAATCAAGTCAATCGATCGGATGTTGTTATCTGTGACTCCGCTGAACCAAAGAGCATCGACGAGATACACGCTTACGGATTCAATACTCACGGAGCAAGAAAGGGAAAGGATAGCGTCAAGAACGGAATCCAGTTCCTCCATTCGCGACCGCTTCTTGTCACGGCTCGGAGTGTGAACCTTATCCGGGAGCTTCGCAATTACAAATGGAAGGAAGACAAGAACGGGAAGCAACTGAACGAACCCGTCGATTCATTTAATCACGCCATTGATGCGATGAGGTACGCGATCACATTCAACCAAACGAACCCGAACTTCGGTTCTTATGCTATCGGTTAAAATGCGGGTACCCGTAAAATTCACGCATTTTTCACGCATTCCATTTTGGATAAGGAAACCAAACAAATCAAGTTATTAGAATGATGGAACTCAAACTCCCGCACCGATGGTCGGATCTCTCACTCGGAGAACTCCAGGTTATGATGACCGCAGACAACCCCCTCGAAAAGATATCTATCTGCTCGGGGTACTCGGTGGAGAAACTCCGGGCAATGCCTCAGAAGCTAATAGAAGCCGCCTCAGCGCATTTGGACAACCTTCTCACCCAAGAGACCGCACGTCACGAGAAAGTCGTTGAGATGGATGGTAAACGATTCGGCTTTATTCCCAATTGGGATGAGTTTACAGCGGGTGAGTGGATCGACATGGAAAACCACCTCGAGGATTTTTGGGCAAACGCTCACAAGATTACCGCTCTCCTCTATCGGGAAGTGACTTACGAACTCGGAGAGAAATACGAGATAAAGAAGTACACCGCCAAAGAAGATGCAAGCCTCTTTGAAGAGATGCCAGCAGACCTTGTCTCGGGGATGCTGCTTTTTTTTTGGACTTCCAGAAATCAACTGCTTCACGATATGCAGTTCTCTTTGCTGGAGGTGGCGGACAAAGCGATCCAATCGGCGAAAAATGGGGATGGTACCATCTCCTCTATTCCCTCTCCGGAGAAGACATCCTCAAGATGGACGCGATTACGGAACTCCCTGTTCAAGTCGTATTCCAACACCTCAGCTATTTAAAAGACCGAAGCTCACATGATCACGTTCAATAACATCGTCGAAAGGTTCGAAGACTTCGCGACGAGTCACTTCTTTATAAAGTCATTCTCATTCGGTTCTCCGGATGATGTAGACCTCGCAAAGTTTACCGAGTTCCCCCTCATGCATTTGGTTTACACCGGGGCAACATATGACACCGGGACGAAGACTTACAACATCGAGGTTTATATCCTTGACGTACCAGCAGACAAGACCGATAAGGTAGAACGACAAAGGGAGGTAGTATCTGATGCGGAGCAATGCGCAGAAGACATTATCGCAGATATCCGCATGGGTGGGAATATCTTCACCTTTGCTCAAGATTATGAAGTCGTAAACGCGACAACAACCCCACTTGAAGAAGAGA